GTTGGTCTCATGTAAGTACTGAAACTCCATTCTGCAGGTGCAAAAGAATCGTTGAACATTGCTCTACCTCTTTTACTATTACCTGAAGAATCGGCAGCTTCGTTCAAAGTAATCTCTGAACTATTAGTTGCCTGGCTAAAGGAGTAACCATCTAGTACTGGTATTTCATAAAGAGCGTCTTTAGCACCATCTGTGCCTTGAAACTTCATGAATACCTTGGTATCTCTACTAAAATGAAATGCCATTATTTTCTCCTAATATTCTCTGAAAGAGCCGTACTAAATATTTATTTAGCTTAAGCTTTTTCTAGTATTGAATCTCTGCGATGACTTCACCGACACCGAGAGGCTCCAAAACTCCTTCGTCTGTATCTACACTTAAGATTGTAGTCTTAGCGGTAGTTTGAGACGTTCCTGTTGAATCTGTATACGTTAAAGGATCATTATCTTCAAGTACAGTTTCAACATCTTCTAGTAACTCTTCTAGTGCTAATATGACATCGTCTTGATCGTGCACATAACACCTTACAGTTACTCGTAAAAATCTAAATCTGAAACCCGCTCCTTCATATTCGCGAGTTTCTTGCCCTGCCCCTACTTGTATTGCTGGGAAGTCTTGGACTTCGTCCCAGAATCTAAGTCTTGGCTCTACGCTTTGTACGGAGCTTCTAAAGGGCGCACTTCCGTTTAAGCTTTCATACAACTTATCAGCAATTGCTCCAACTATGGATCGCCTACGCGTTGAATGTTTTCGTGCTGTAGTAGCGTCCATTAGTTTCTCCTAATCGTTGTAGGTTGTCTTCCTAGTATTCCCATAGCAAGTTCTCTAATACTTGCTCCTATAATCTTTCTAGGGTCTCTTTGCGTGCTACCCTGTTTGTTTCCTGGCTCAAAAGTTTCGTAAGGGTTTCTCATATAAGTATAGTCTATATGAGTGCCTCCTCTTGGGCCTATATTTACATTCTCAACTCTAGCTGAGTTTGCAAATCTACCAGTCCTAAATTGTAGTGCTGGTGAGGTCATTTTACTTGCTACCATCTGTGGTAACATTTCATTGAGAAGATTTCTTAAAGCTATTGGACTTTGTGATGTTTTTGCCCCTGCTTCTCCTCTTTGTGTCTTTCCTCTTTTCTTACTACCTACTTTAGCTGCTACTACTTTCTTAGTAGCTTTCATAATTTCTTGTTTTAAAGTAGTAGTTTTATTACTTTTTCCTTTAGACTTTTCTCCCAGTTTAACTAACTTTTTGTTAACTCTGAGCCTCATGTCTGGTCTAGTTTTATGAGGAAAAATATTCTGTATAATCATTGCAGGTATAATAGCGTCTAGCTTCTTTCTAGGAGTTTTTGACCCCTCTAAATCTAGCATCTCTATCAGGTCAGGATTCATCTCTTTTATAATCCTTGCCCTTTCTTCTTTCATAAACTCTCTGATACCGGGAACATCGGCTCTTCCAATGTCTTTATCTTCGTTATCAGCAGCACTTCCGTAGAAGATGTCAATACCTATTGAACGTTCAAATCCTTTTTCTGTAAACTTTTGTTTATCAGAAATTTTATATTCTCTCTCAAAACTATCAGCGTAGTGTTTTACTACCTGCTCTACTTCTCTTAACTTACTAGGATACTGGTCACTTAAGTTAACAAGTACATCTTCCATCTCTCTATCAAAGTTTTCTCCAACAGAGACCATTGCAATAGTACTTTGGTCGGCACTTTTAAGACCAGTAGAATCTACTTTTCCTAATTCACCGTGGTTTCCTTGTCCTCGATGTTTTGGCATATCTTTTCTAGCTTTGGTATCGCCTGAAAGTTTATTATAAACTCTGACTGCTTCTCCCATTGCTTGACCCCAAAGATCTTGCATGGCAGCGTTAACTAGCTTTTGATTACTGGTGCTTACACCATTTTTAGTCATTAGTTTTTGACTTTTTCTAGTCTCTCCGTAGACCCCCGCTCCCATTTTTATTATAATGTGTTGCGGCGTTGACTTTTGAGAAACTGCTAGTTTTAATCCTTTCGGAAAGTATTTTCTAAAAGCTCTTTTTATTTTTGCACTTGTATAAATATTGTTCCAAGATGCATCAGCCATTGCTTTTGCTGTTGGGCCTGGTATACCTACATCTACAAATGCATTATTTAACATTACTGTAGTTCTATCTTTTCTTATATGGTAGTTAGTAATATTTGATTCGTAAGACCTTTTTCTTACTCCATCTATTCTAACCTTAGTTAATCTCTTATTAACCCAAGATTCTACAGCACTAATCACACTACAACTCTATATAAGTCTAGTACTCTTTTGATGTGATCTGGAAAGTCAGTACTCGTCCTCATTCCTGAAGTGCCTTGGTTTTGCAATGTAGCTCCACCTAGAGTCTGTCTTTGCTTGTGTTCATCTTTCAAATAGTAAGTAACTAAATCAAATATAGCAAGTTGTAAATCTCTTGGACAAGTAGAATAACCAGCTTTGTAAGTAATTCTTACTGCTCCTACTCCCTTTGCCCACATTTTGTGATTACCGTTATCATCGGTTCTAATTATAGCATCGGACTCTAAATCTACAAAGTATTCATAGTTACTTGTAGTGAGTTCGCTATAAGCACCACTATAAGTGGTTCTTTCTTCAACTTTTGCAACCTCTGTTAACGGACTCTCGCTGACAATTATCGTTGAGGTGTAGTTGTCATTGATTGAAAAAGTTTCAATTTTGTTGGTAGAATAGAAGTCAACAAACGAAGTACCGCAGTAGCGTTTGACTAGGTCAGATACTTGAGGTACTATCACATTTAGACGATCGTCTTCTTTCTCGCCTCTGATTCCCTCTGCGTCTTTGTATTCGTTTACTGTTACTAAATCTGCCATAATATTAAATAAAAGTATAGTGGGGGCGAACCCCCACTATAGGTTAGCTATTAACTAGCTTTGAACTTATAAGCCCACTTAGAAGTAGCACCATCGATTAGATCGGTGAAACCAATTCTTTGTGAAGCAACAAGAACTCTTCTTTGGTTAGCGACTTCGTAGTCTGACTCAATTGTCACACCTCTAAGTCTTGGCATTACGTAGTTTCTTGCATATACTGCAATCGCTCCGTACCCATTAGCTGCTTGAGCAGGGAACTCGTCACACATGAGAACACGTGATCCAAATACCTGACCAATCTCACCACTGAGTTTTGTAGCCATGTCACCAACTAGATTCGCATCTTGGAATTCTGCGTCTTCTAGAAGCTGGAAGTATGCACTCTGAGAAACAATGTACACTACGTCGTTAGGGTTAACACCGTATTTGCCCATGTTCTTTCTGAGGTTTAACAACTCAGCTGCTGTTACTGTATCAGAAGCTACTGCTGTAGACGACTGTGTAAAGTCTGAGTCTGCCTCTGCCATCTTCAATAGACCATCAAAAGTACCTGATGTGTAAACACCAGTAGAATGGTTACCTAAAAGCAACGCATTTTCAATACCTTTAGCGTGTGATCTTACGATTGACTCTCTGATGAGAGGTAAGATTGGCATGATTGCATCTTCTTCAGTCTCGTTACCTAAGTAAGATTGTGAAATAAGTTTGTGAGTTGATAGAGTTTTCTCTGTCAAGTCAATACCGCCGTATGGTGAACCATAAGTATCACCAGTCTGAGCTAAGTTACCATGTGGTGAAGAACCACTAGCTGTCTGAGAACTTGTGAACTCAGCGTATCCAGCATCTGGTAGGATTGGGATAATCATGTTAGCAGAATTCATTTGAATTTCTCTAAACAACGGTGCTAATACTAGCTCGTTTTGAATATCTCTTTCTACGTTAGTAGATACGATTTGCTCGAAGTCTGCACTAGAAACTGCAACACCTGAGTGTGCATTTACTTTTTCCATTACGCTCTTAGCATAAGGAGTGTCAAAACCTCTACCAGTTGCAAGACCTAAAATCTTAGCATCTACGATATCACCTTCGAAAGCTTCCTTCCAGTTTTTGTTGCCTCTATCTTGGAAAATTCTTTTTGACTCGCGCATAGCTTGAATCTCTTCAGATTTTTCAGTTAGTTCAGATTGAAGTTCTTTAACAACAGACTCTAAGTCTCCTTGTCTTTCTTCAACTTTTGCAGCAACGTCATTGATTAGCTTTTCAGCTCCAGAAATACTTGACTTAACAACTACTTTCTGTTTTTCCTGTTCAGCGTCCAATTCAGCTTTTTCAGTAGCTTCTACTTCAGCTTTCGCTGTAGCTTCTGCTTCTTCTTTAGCTTTTTGCTCGGCTTGTTTCATTGCAATTGAAGTCGCAGTTTGATCTGCTACTTGCTTTGCAAATGCTTCAAGGTCGAACTCAGGGCTTACTTCAGGAGTTTTCTTTTCTTCTGACATTTTCGTCTCCGTTTTGTCGGCTTTTGCCTCGCTTGACTGCTCAATCTTTGCGTTAGCGTCGATTGAGGAAGTCTCTTTAATAAAGTTTTTCTTGAACTTATCGTACTCTTCCATACTATCAAATGACTTTGCTAGAGAGAAGACTGCGGTTTGGTTACAAGGAACCGAAACAACAGACACTTCAAATAGTTCAGCGTCCTTTATCTTATATCCGTCGGTTTCTTTGATATAATCAGCGTCCTTGACTTTGAAACCAACAGAAAAAGCTCCAAGAACGCCATCTTTAATAAGATCTTTAATTTCGCCACTAGATTTTGAAATTCGAGCAGTTAGCTCTAGTCCATTCTCTGTGACCCCTATTTCTTTAGCACGACCGATAGGTCTATCATAGTTATGATTGAACAAAATTACAGGATTGTTTTTGAAATTTTCCAACCCGCCTTTTGTCCATGCTTCCGTCTCAATAACATCTCCAGCTCTGTCTAATGAATTCGTACTAGCTGATCCTTTGATATCTAGTCCGCCATCATCATCTTCGCCTAGAGTTTTGAACGTATTAGTCCAATGAAAGATTTTCTCCATGTTAATCCTCCTTCTTTTCTACCTTAGCTTCTTTCTTAGCTTTTTTAGGTGTAGGTTCAGGAGCTGGAGCAGCGTTCACTGGGAATCTGTATTTAGCAGCCGCTAAAACTCTGTTCCATGAACCAAACTTTCTTCTCAAAAGATAGTCTCTCACAGGAGCTTTCTCGTCCGCTTTATAGTCGGCTAGGCTTACAGTATCAACGCCTTTTGACGCCATATAATCTGACAAAGCCTTTAGCATCATATTTTTTGTCATAGTTATTCTTCCTCTGCGGGTGGGGTCTCTTCTGGTCTTCCACCTTGCTCTGGATTCGCGGCTGATCCTGCAATATTTGCAGGAACTCGCGGTTGATCGAATCCGTCAATCGTCTCAAGTCTCAACGCCTCCCTTGCTTCGTTCGGTGTTAATATTCCCGTATTTACAAGCGTTGCGTAATAATTGGCCTGGTCTCGTAGTTCAGGCTGAAGTGCGGGCACATCGCTCACATCTTCATTTAGTTTAAAACCGAAGAACCTCTCGAAAGCATACCCCATCTTTCTAATGATAGGAAGTATGGTTTCTAAATAATAAAGACGGTGATTAGGTCTAATGTTTGCATTATTCCCACCGTCCATCAAAATAGGTGGAACACCTAGTGCTTCTAGAATAATTCTTTCATTGGTTTTGATTCCCTCTTGAAAGTCTAAGTTCTGGAAATTCACTTCAGTTAGGTTTTCCACTTCCAATCCACCATCTAGGAATAACGGTCTACGACCACCCGATTGAGGATTGTATCTAGCAACCCAAGCCTGTAACATTCTTTCTTTGATTTTCTCAGAAAGAGTAT